AAAGGAAGATTTGATTAATAACCCCAGCCACTACACCTCTGGCGGCATCGAAACCATTGATTATCTGCAAGCGAAGTTAACATCTGAAGAATTCTCTGGATTCCTCAAAGGTAACGTGATCAAGTATTTATCTCGCGAAAAGCATAAAGGCGGCATTGATGATTTACGCAAAGCACAGTGGTACCTTAACAGGCTGGTGAGTGAATGAGCATAAATGAAATGGATCTATGTATATGGGACTTCGAGACAAGCGGACTTGATCCCGAGAAGGAATCTGTCATTGAAATGGCTGCTCTCAAGATTCACAAAGGTATTATCGTAGGCTCATTCAATTGTTTCGTGAAGCACGACAAGCCACTCTCCCAAAAGATCACGGAATTGACTGGAATCACGGACGAGGATCTAAAGGATGGATTTGACGAGGACATTGCGTTTAGGCTGCTCAAACAGTTTATGGGCAATAACATCATAGTCGCACATAATGCCAGTTTCGATCTTCAGTTCCTTCACCATTCTCGGATGCGGTTGTTTAATCTATCGTTCGGCAACAGTTTCATAGACACGCTGTCCATAGCTAGAGATCGTGACGTTTTCCCTCACAAGCTCACGAACCTTTGCGAACGGTACGATATCGAGATGGATACGGCTCACAGGGCTTTAGCAGATGTTTACGGCTGCTATCACTTGCTCCAGAAGTTTGATAGGGACGATTCAATCGAGCCTTGGATTAACCGCCTTGGATATTTAAGCAAGTATGGCGCGCCAAAGTGGTCGCCAGATTATGCAGATGTTTTTGGGACGGAGAACAAATACAAGAATTGAGGTGAATGTATTGCAAGCTTTTGACATTCTATATCAGCATTGTTGCAGCAACAATGGATGTTTTGAAACATTTTACACTTCACTGCCTATAAATGATCCGGCTTGCCCGCAGTGCGGAATTAAATCAACATTTCTAAACTGCAAAATTCAAATAATTGATTTCGTAGTCATCGACACATTAAAGAAATAGTCACCAGACCTCATACAAGCCCCATAACGGAAGTTTACGACTTTCGGTGGATAGTTGCATGGTACAAACCAAACGTCAGTTCTCAGGAACGTATGAGCTCGTCAAGGAAGGACGGTAAAACTTTGAACAAAGTAATCAACGTATCAACATTCTCGGGTGGAAAAGACAGCACGGCAATGCGACTGCTCGCCTTAGAACAAGGAATTGAGGTTATGACAGTCTTTTGTGATACAGGAAACGAGCATCCGATGACCTATGAATATGTGGATTATATCGAAAGTAAGCTCGGACCGATCCGTAGAGTAAAGGCAGACTTCACAGACAGGATTTTAGGAAAACGGGAATATGTCGAAAAGCATTGGGCTAGAAAGCTCACCACTGATGTCCCAGAACATTTGGATGATGATGGGAATACAATACTTTTCCAAAAAGGGTTGTCCGATGATGAAGCGGCTGAAATTGTGGGTAACGCTCTATCTATTTTATATCCAACAGGAAATCCATATCTTGATTTGTGTTTATGGAAAGGACGCTTCCCTTCTCGAAAAGCTCAATTCTGTACCGTGTTCCTAAAAGTAATTCCAACATTTGAACAGGTTTATTTCCCTCTCATGGAGGGGGGGCACCACGTTATATCATGGCAGGGCGTTCGGGCCCAAGAAAGCAGGGAACGCTCCTTGTTGCCCATGAACGAGATAAACCCAGACGGATACGAGATTTACAGACCGCTGCTTAACTGGAAGGTTGAGGACGTATTCGAGATTCACCGAAAGCATGGAATTGAACCTAATCCATTATATAAGCTCGGAATGGGGCGAGTCGGGTGTATGCCTTGCATCAACTGCAATAAGCCAGAGCTCTATGAAATTCAACGTAGGTTTCCAGAAGAGATTGAGCGAATAGCGAAATGGGAAAAGTTTGTTGCACTTGCTTCAAAAAGGCAAATGTCTTCATTTTTCAAACACGATAAGGTAGCTGGGAACGGAATTCTCGAATGGGTTGAATGGTCCAAAACAACAAGGGGCGGCAAGAATTATGATCTATTTAAATATTTGGGTTCTGGTGAGGATGATATTTCTTGCTCAAGCCAATACGGTCTATGCGAATAAAGGAGAAGTGACCATATGAGGATTATTATTGAAAAGTTTTACGATGATAAAGGCATTGAAATAGGCGAGCTCGTTATCGAATCAGATACATTCGGATATTCAGTAACTCACTATTCAGCAAGCTTTACAAAGAAGGAAGGCGTTGCAACCGATACTCATGTCGTGATCAGTTCGGCTAACTATCTGAGTGTTGCGGGATGCATTAAGAACATATTAAACCGCAAGATCAAGGAAAGCACTGCAACTGACCTAAAAGAGCTGAGGGCGGACTTTCTGAGGCTTGAGGCATGGATTCACGAATTGATTCAATTTTAAAATAAACCAAAAGGAAGTGTTTGAATGGCTAAAGCTCCGAAAGTAGATAAGTTTCATACCAAAGCCCCAGAGGATGTTATCCAGAATTTGGACGACATTATCGATAAACATCACGAAGATTTAGGTGATTCACATATTCAAGTTTGGTTCAAGCATGGTGGGTGGAAATCGAAAAGCAAGACAGTTTTCGGTAAGATTCAGGTCATGTCGGATGTTTTCCGTAGAGGGATGAATTGCGATGCGATCCTGTACCTGAATGCGGATATGTGGAAACTATTCAAGCAGCCTCAAAAGAACTATTTGATTGATCACTTCATGTACCAGCTGCAAACAGTCACAGATCGTCACGGAGATTCGAAGATTGCAATGGACGGCAGACCACTTTTAACCACTGTACCTCACGACTTTGAGGGCTACGTCGATATTGTGAAAAGACATGGAGTAATCATGGAGGATGTGAAGCGATTAGCTTCAGCCATGAAAGAAACCAATCAAATCACGATCGAAGAGGTTGGCAATGAAGTCAAGGAAGAACCGCGAGAAGGGATTGAATACAAGCTTGACGGTTCTGGCGAAGTGATCGTTGATAAGGATCAAGCCGAGCTTATTGTTGAAGAGGGCGAGATTAAACCGCTTGATCCAATGGCTGAATTCAATGAAGAAACCAAGGAACTGCAAGATGATCCAGATAGCTTACCAATGTAAATCAAGCGCCCTCTTCGGAGGGCTACTCTAAGGGGTGATGTATGACAAACGAAGAACTTGCCGCTTTAGCAAAATTAGGTGATCACTTAGCCAAAGAACAGCTATTCGCAAACAATCAGAAATTCACGCATTTTATGGTCGTAAAATTCTGCACCCAAAAAGATGAACGGTATGAGGAATTTGTGAGTTTAGCAAATCTCGGGATGGTAAAAGCCTTTAATGCCTTCGACCCTGCCAAGGGATACAAATTTATTAGCTTTGCAGCTCTGTGCATAAGAAACGAAATATTGCTTTCCTTTCGTGCTGCTAAGAAAAACAGAGTAATGAATAACCTAGAAGATAGCTTGTACACCGACTTTGAAGGAAATATCGTAACTCTAGCAGATGTAAAGAGCGACGGAAAAGACTTTACGCAGACCTTTGAAAACGAGGTCGAAGCCAATGTCATATATGAGCTATTGGAACGGTTGACACCCACTTATAAAACCATAGCTATGGAACATTTTGTAAACGGGAAAACACAGAAAGAAGTTGCGAAGATAATCGGATTGAGCCAATGCTACGTCAATCGAGTCTCGAAGAGGATTAAGCAAATGTTTAGGAACCACAGAGATTTCGGCGTATTCAACGGAACTAAATTTAAGTAGGGGGAAACGATGGATAAACAATATGAACAGGTTAAAGAGTTTCATGAAGCTTGTGGAGAAGAAATGGCAAGCAGTCCGACAATGCTGAGCAATGGTCCGTTAATTACGAATAATTGGCTAACAGGCTGCGTTCACCTTATTACAGAAGAAATAAAGGCAGTTAGCTCGCAAAAGAGTTTCGGTCAAGACATAGGTGGTCAAGTAGCAAAGCGCATCTCCTGGATGCTAGAAGAAATTACGGAGTTTGCAGCAGCTGACACCATCGAGGATCAAGTAGATGCGCTCATTGATTTAATGTATTTCACAATCGGAACGTTTACTTTAATGGGTGTTGAGCCCGAATCCATATTCGATATCGTGCATGCTGCCAATATGGGTAAAGTAACGGACGGAAAAGTGTCTCGGAATGAGCAAGGGAAGATTTTAAAGCCCGATGGATGGGAAGCTCCCGAGCCTAAGATTGTAGCTGAGATTGAAAGGCAGATGGGGTTGAAATGAAGCCTTCCACTCACGCCAAAATCGAGCAAGTGTTGAAAGAAGTCCAGTATCCAGTAATCAAAGCGAACAAGACATATATTTTCAATTCCCCTAGCGGAAGAGTAAAACGCAAAGTAATCAGTGTTGGTGAGTTTGTTGTTTACCGCAAAAAGAATGGATTTGGGCAATGCCCACTTATAACGTTTCAGCGGCTTTATAAACAATATGGAACGGAGGATGTACATGAGTGACCTTATCGAAGCAGGCGACATCATCTATCATTCGCTAACTGCCGAGAAACTTTACGTACTGGGCGTTAATCACGAAACAGGCAAGTTGTGCATAGCGGGTCATCCTCCAGCAGTTTTAGATATTGTAAACAGCTTTTTATACAGCAAGGGAATCGGGATAACGGAAAAAGAGGTTGAATATCGCAATGAGCAATTTGGGGGTGGGTGGGAATGAGATCGCTAAAGTTCAGAGTTTGGGACACTTATGCAAAGGAAATGAAGCTGCCGACATTATTGAGATTAAGCAGAAGTTTACCTTTTACAGACGATAATAATAACGGAAAAGTCAATCAAATCCAGTGTAATGGCGAAAATCATATTGAGTATTTCGGGGATTCCTTTATCTTGATGCAATTCACTGGATTGAAGGACAAAAACGGCAAGGAGATTTATGAGGGGGATATTATAAAAATAACTTATGATACAAACTTCTCAGAAGAACCTTTTTACATTGGAGAAGTTACTTATGGGGGAGAAAATAATTATCCAGCTTTTGATTTAGTCCCTTGGATAGATTGCGAAATGAACGCTTTAAGTTGGCTTAAAAGCGAAAGTGACGAATCGGTAATAAGTTATGAAGTTATCGGCAACATTTATGAAAACCCTGAATTGTTGGAGGTAAAGGCATGAAAACAATTTGGAAATATGAAATCAAACCTAGCCATGAAATACAGGAAATCATTCTTCCATTCGGTTCGAGATTCTTGTCAGTCATTGAGCAGGATATGAAGCTCCAATTGTATGTTTCGGTCGAACATCCCAAATCCGCACATGATTCGCCACATAGATATATTGTTGTTGGGACAGGTTGGGATTTGGAATTTGTGAATGAATGGTTTAAGAATCACATCGGGACGGTTATACAAGGACCGTTTGTATGGCATGTCTTTGAATTAGAAGATTTACCGTTTTAAATAAACCCTGTGAGGTGATGGGGAATTGAAAGAATTTATTCCAGAGCTTGATGAAAAAGGCTTCATGAAATATGCGGCTGACCTAAAGAAATCTTTAAAGGGCACTCATCAAATTGTTCGCAACTCTATCAATCGATGTGATGCCGAAGCTCGAGAAGAGTACTTTCTTAAATCGGGTAAACGTGTAGAGCTTGAGCACCCAGATACAAAGGCGAAGGAAGGCATGATTGAGGACTTAAACATCCAGATCAATCAGCTTGGAACCGGCAGGGATTCGGGTAAGCGAGGGATTCACCGCAAAAACCCTTATGATGTCCAGTCGATTGATCCGATGTATATCCAAAAGTTTTTTCAGCCAACCAACTCCAGAAGCCATTCAACGCTGAGCGAGCACCAGTTATACCAAATCGGTGAGGCGCTAAGCTACCTAAGCAGCCAAGAACGCACTTGCTACGTGATGGCTCGGGGTTACTGTGCAAACTTGCCAGAGATAGCAAGCATGCTGGGCGTAACCATTCGATCGGTTCGGAGTTATCTGAAGAGAGCTGACAAGAAGATTAAGTTAGCTCTCGATGAGAATATGTTTTTACAGGGTGTTGAGTGGGAATATGAAGATAAAGAAGAATTTTAAACAAGCTCGATGTCATATAATATATGGGTGATGCTATGGGAAGGAAAAAAATACAGTTAAATTTCATTCATGTCGAGGGCGACGTTAAACAAATTATTATAGATTTGATAAAACTTGAAATAAATCCGATCTTGTCAAAATACAATGCTAAAGTGTATACTGACTCTGAATTAAGTAACTTTATTACGGGGGAAACGTGTAATGCAGAACACAACGAAAAAAGCGATGTACGTCCGAGTATCAACCTTGAAGGACTCCCAAAAGGATAGCCCCGAACATCAAGAGAGTGCTTGTAGAGAGCACGCTGCAACTATAGGTATTGAGATTGATGCAAACATGGTTTATGAAGATAGAGACACAGGCACAAGTATAATAGCTCGATCAGAAATCCAACAATTAATTAATGATGCAAAAAAAGGGTTGTTTGATACAATCCTTTTTTCTTCGCTTTCTCGCTTTAGTCGGGATACGTTGGATGCTTTAGCTTTGAAGAGAACTTTGGTTAACGCTTTAGGGATAAGAGTCATATCAGTTGAGGACTTCTACGATTCAGGCAAAGAAGACAATGAAATGCTGTTTGGTATTCTATCATCTGTGAATCAAAAGCAGTCGGAGCAGATCGGCACAGCTTCAAAGCGTGGTATACGGCAATCTGCAATGAAAGGGAACTATACTGGCAGTATCGCGCCATATGGTTATAAGAAAGTTACTATAGATGGCAGAAAGACATTAGAGATTGATATAGAACAAGCTGAAGTGGTTAAATTAATATTTGAACTTTACACAAAACATATGCTGGGTGAGAAAGCCATTACCTCTTATTTGAATGAGCAGGACAAATTATCAGCTAAGGGTGGTATTTGGGGTGTTTCGAGCATTCAACGTATTTTGAATAACGAAGTGTATTCAGGATTCAATGTATTCTCGAAATTAGAAAGCAAGAAAGTTTATGACGATATCAACGATATGCATAATAGGCGCAAGAAACAGATATACCGCTCAGAGGACAAGTGGGATCGAACGCCATTTAAAACGCATGAAGCGATTATAAGCGAGGAAACATTTCGTAAAACTCAAGAGTTGCGATTGTTGCGAGGCGGTGGTAAAAGAGGTGGCAATAAGGTTTTTGTTAATGTTTTTGCCAAAATGATATTTTGTAAGGAATGTGGAACCGCCATGGTCGCTATGGGCAGCATAAGCAGAGGCAAGAAATACACATACCTTATGTGTTCTAAGCGTAGAAGACAAGGGGAAAAGGGTTGTGACAATTCAACATGGACACCGTACGCTGAATTCCGTGATGATGTAATCAAATATATATCAGACAAGCTAAAAAGTTATACGGATGTAGAATTAACGTCTGCGGCATTATCAGCAGGAAGACCGGTGTCAGAAGCGGACTTTGAAAAGGAAAGCAATAAGTTAACCAAGCAAATTGAGAGTAACCGTAAATTGATGTTTGAGATTAGAAAACAAAATATGACTGGTGATATCGATAATGCCCAATATAATTTTGAACGCGAACAATATGAAAAGGACATTCAAGAAGCTTCTAGTAAATTGAGAGCTTTACAAGATAAGGTTGCTAACCTCAAAGAAGTTAGTAGGATGGCTCAGGACATTAGCGATTCAATGAAAGAATTGTTTGAGATAGATCATGAGAACGTTCAAAAGAACCGACTAGTTTTAAGCAAGCTTATTAGAAAAATCGAAGTGTCTAAAGACGGACAAGCAGATATCTATACGGCGCTTTAATTATGTGCTTGAATATATGTAACGAATGTAGTATACTTTCAATCACACAACAAAATGTGTGGTTGATTTTTTATCTAGAAGCTACATAAACCCATATAGATACTGGAGGTTACGACCATTTACAAATTTAGATACTTTGACGGTAGTGAATATTCATGGAGCAAGGGCTATCGATTTGCTGATTTAAAATTGATCGCAGAGAATACAGAGACTGTTAAACAGATTCTTGTAGACAATATTGATCAATTGGTTGTGTGGGAAAGAATAGCGTAGCGGTAACCACCGAGCATTACTCGGTAGCTGGTAACATATTATGTATAGGGGTGAATTTAAAATGGAAAAACAGTGGGAAACAGTTCATACACATCGTGGTTACAATATCATTATTTTAAATGGTGCTGAAATTGGTGATTGCATGGATTATATGATTGAACCTGCTTTGCATCAATTTGGAGTTGCGTATTCAAACATTAGCGATGCTGTGGAAGCGATCGAAGGAATTCTGCCTAAATTAACACAATTGTAGATCTTGGAGGAATTATGCGCTGAAGAAGAAATGAACGATTAATGAATGCAAAGCTCTCATAACGAGGGCTTTTTATTTACGATATTCGGAGTAATACCGAGTATTTTAAATATATTTTAAGTAAACACACGATTTTATCTAGTTATTGAACAAATACAGCCTAATATTGCCGCATACCGCTCCATTTGTATGAGGGGCACAAACGAAAGAACACCCAACACAACAACATATCCGCCGGACATAAGCCGAGGATAGTACATGTGGGATTAATCTTTCAGTGCTTCTCGTGGCTTTGGGATCAACAAAGCAATATGTGATATCTACTGCGAATTCATATCACAACCTCGCAGGGCTTTGGCTTTGCGAGGAACATGCGGATTTAGTTTAGTGGCAGAATAAGTGCCTTCCAAGCATTTGACGAGAGTTCGATTCTCTCATTCCGCTTCATACGAACACCACGCGAACAGAGCGCCTTTACAGGCGTTTTTTATGTTGTCTGAGCATGATTGCATGCCTGAGCATTAAAACGCCTTACAGAGGCTTACAGACACCTACACCTAACCTTCAGATAAATGCCCAGTCTCCCTACGACCGCCTGCATGATCACTTGTTACAAGGGTAAATGTAATGAGTTAGCGGCACTCCAAAAGCCATGGATCGGACGTGGTGATAAGACTTAGGATCCCGAGCGCTTACCGTCAGCGTTAAAATGGCGGAATTATCATATCGTGGTAATGCACGTAATGATCAAAGGAGGAGAAACGATGAATGAACCAACTAAAGAAAAACCTATCATTCCAGACAAAATGACGGCGAAAGAAGCCCGAGAGATGCTTGAAATATTAAAACAATCAGCCTTTAAAGTTAATTTGAAACTAATTGATGCGCTTGTAATAAGGAGCGCCACATGATCAAACCCGACGAACTGCACGAATACATGAAAATCCAATTGACTGACGAACAGAAGGCAGACCAAAAGATCACAGAGCTTTTGCCCGTGATCGTGAGAGGGATTATAAAGGCGGTGCAAAGTATTAAGCTGTAGCCGTTTCACAAACAGTGAATGTGCAACTGCTCTTAAAGTAACAAGCATCAATCGTTTTAATAACATTGTTGTTTTGCGAAATGATTTTGCCGTTCCCGACATATTCACCATCTTGGGTGATTGAAATAGTGTAGCTGAATAAGATTGCTAAAAAGAATTCTGCATCTGTCTTTAATTGGTAGCCGTGGTTCATAAAATCACTCCTAATGGTTTGTATTAGGTAGGACAGTGTTAAAAGGAGGAATGTTACAAAGGCAGGTAAAATGTTACCTCTTGTCGAATAAGTTGGCTGGGGTGATTAAATGAACAGAAACATGCTTCAAATATTACTTGTGGTAATTGTAATAGTAATTGCACCTATTATTTTACATTACAGTTTATTTACCTGGAGCGCTCACGGAGTTAATGGGGATTGGTTGAGTTTTTTTGGAAATTACTTAGGCTTGATCGGGGCTTTTACAGTAGCAATAATGCAATTCAGTAAACAAAAACAAAGAGAAGATCAAAGGGATCGAGAAACTAATAGATCTTATATAGTTGCTCATTATTTTACAGGACCTTTAAATTTGAAAGGTATCAAAACACATGAAAATAGTAGAATAATTTCAACGCCCTTATATGAAAAAAGATTGGAATTAAATAAATTAAAATCAAATGCGTCAAACTTTAATTGCTTGTTTTACAAATTTTCTCACTACGGATCATTGGATATTATCTTAAATTGTAATTTTATTATTGAGATAAAAACTAATGATTTAGATAAAACTCATGTAATTGAAGGATACGTTGGTATTGTTGAAAAGGGTATTGAAATATATATTCCTATCATAGTTGAGAGTGAAAGTATCTTTATACAAAGCATCAAGGTTGAATATAATACTTTAAAGGGTGAGAGGATTCTGTATAGTTATGACGCCACCACTATGATTGAGTCGCACGCAATTGTTTGCAAGGATAAACCAAATAGAGTTATCACACGGGACTCAACAATCAGTAGCGACTGGTATTACCCCAATAAATTCAATTAAACATAATAGAATATCCGTTAAGAAAAACCACTCATTGAGTGGTTTTTTTATTTTGAAAGAAGGTGAAAAGGATTGGACAATAGCATTGAGATCGAACCAACCCGAAATTCAGTTGATGTATACCAGATCGCTTAGGCGGTCTTTTTTAATACCTAAAATAAGGAGATGGTTTAATTGTTAAAAATATCAAAGAATGTTGGATTAACAGATATCGTTTCGGACGTTAACCCGATCACCACAACACATCCAACAACAGGTTCAGTCGTTTCAGTACAATTGTGGCTTTATAATGACGATGCTACAAAACGCTATGAATCAATAAACATTGACCCCACAGACATTGTAACCAGCGACGAAAGCACATGGACACAACTAGCCCCAGACGTTGCCGGAGCAGCAGGAACATATGGAGCAGCAAGTGCAGCTTTAACGATGGCGAACATTGCAGATAGCAACGTTGCAAAGCCGTTTTGGTACAAGTTAACAGCACCAACAGGGCAAGTGGTGTCGAACAAGACGGATATCAAACTTACAATAAACTATACCGAATACGCGGTTTAAAGTTTAATAATAAAAATAAATAATATAAACTGATGTAAACACATTGGGGGGCGACTATTTTATGATTGCATTCTTTAATGATTTAGTGAACCTCACACCAATTCAGCACCTAATAAAATATTGGTGGATATGGTCATTGTTTGTGATTGTTTTATTTGATTTGTTATATCTAGTCAATAAAAAAAACCCGAAATGATCCGGGGCATTACTCTAAACAAAAATTAAGGAATTTAACTCCAAAACCGGAAATATTGATTGACTCCTTAGCGTGCATCATCTCTCCGAGAGAGAAGTATTTGCTTTCTAATAAGCCAAACATCTTTAATCGTGCTGTCGCACCAGTAATAACATCCAGATCCGCTTCAGGTAGATCCATTCCTGGGCTATTCTTGCTTATTTCGAAGTAATACAGTAATAATAATTCAAACTCGAGTACGGTCATGTGGGCAAGGGCTTCGAGGAATATGTGTCTTTCATCAAAGTTATTTTCTTTGGTCGGAGTTTTAAGAGCATTTATAAAAAACTGCTTAAAGTACTCTCTTTTTTGATTTGAATGCTCTTTTTCAATCTTATCAAATAGCTCTTCAATTAAAGATGTTAATGATTCCACATCATGACTTTCAAAAGGTACAAATTGGACTTGCAATCGGTTTATCTTGTCTGCAAGTTCCTCACAAAACGACTCAATCCTTTTAAATCTTTTCTCTTGTTTGGTAGAGAAATAAGCGGTCGATAAGGCTCCTCCAACGTATGGCACGAGTTGTAATCCGGTTTGAATAGTAATTTCTGTTTTTTCCTTTAGTGTTAGTTTTTCTTTGTTCATTTTTTCACCTCTCTTTAAGAATAAACTTATTTTTACCAAAATCAAGGAATCTCAAACTGGGGTTCTTTTTTTCATGCTTAGAATTTAACTTTGAAAGGGCGGTCAACATATGGCAGTAGGCGATGTAGTAACAGGTATATCTTCCGTAATCGCTACAACAGGCACATTAGATATTAAGCCCAGTGCAGGGGTAGAGTGGGTGATCCACAATATTGCTTACAATGGCGGCACGATAGAGTTATGGAAAACTGACGGTACTAACAATTTGAAATATGATATAGATACAACGTCGGGTGGACGATTTAATCTCTCACTCCACTGTACAAACGCTATATGGTATCAGCTTAAAAATATATCTGCTGCCGCTGTCATCGCTAGTTATGATGGCATGCAGACTAAGTAGGCGAGAAAATGACAGTGAAATTTATGGATGGTGGTATTGCAAAAGGTAGCGGTAATGGCGAACGCTTGATTATTAGCTATACCCATTCTGGAAATACAGAATATAGGATTTCTTTGGCAGATTGGGCTACAGGAATACTTACATTAACAGCACCGCATGGCATTGCTTCTGGAGCTTCTATAGGGGTCGCGATGTGCCCTAATGATTGGATTGTTGCAGACCCCTTCATTAACATGATATACATGCCCGAAGAATGGATAAAAGAGCTTGGGCATATCAAGTTGTTATATGTCGATGCTACATCGGTAAAACTTGTAAAGAACGATGGGGTGACAGCGATTGTAGTCAATTCCGCACTCGCAGGAAATGCAAGTATAGATGCTACAAAATTTCATTTCGAAGACCCGATAGCGTGGTCTATAACGAATATGCCCCTAACAAAAAGGCTTCGTATGAGGACTATTGGGTATTGCTATAACCCTTACCAACGAAATAGATACGTATCGTGGAAAGTAAGGTTGGAGAACGGCACAACCGTAAGTAATCCTGGCAATTACTTAAACCCAGTCGGAATGACAGCCGCCGCCAGTCCCACTGCGGCTCAAAACGGCGGAGTTCTCCTAGAAGATTGGGTAGTGGATGTTTCGGTGCCATATACTCTCTGGCAACGTGATGACACCGTAACTATGAGAAGACCAGGTTACGCCACAGCCGTATATTCTACAACAAGAGATAACAACCAAAGACAATGGTTTTCTCAATCCTCTCTCACGAGTCCCATAGCAGGAATCACTGAGATATCTGCATATTCGGTGTCTTATGCGGGTAAAACGAATGGAACTTTAATCCAATTTTTCGATATGGGGGGTATCTAAGATGGGAAAACGTGCAATATATGATGCCAACACAGGGCTAACTGAAATTGTAGAAGAGTTAGATGAGGAAGAAATTGTAGAGCCGCAGATAGTTGCAACACCCACAGATAGTGAAAGAATTGCCGCCGTGGAAGCCGCTTTATTAGACATTTTGATGGGAGGTTAAACCTATGTACGCATTCTTATTAAATATGTGGATCATGAAAAAAATAACAGACGTTCAACTACAAACCCAAGCTACAAAAGGCAAGATAACGCAAGCGGAGTATGCAATGATCGTTGCTACACCGCAAGTCCAGTAGAGGGGTGATGAACAATGCTCACAGAACGAGGTAGGTGGGCATCTACTCTACTTGATGAACGAGGGCGAAGTATAAATGGCGCTTTAACGGAGCAGGGACAAGTAGTTTTTGGGTCGAGTTCAGGAACACCAGGCTCTATCTCATATGCCACTAAACAGATAATAAACCAAACAAGCTCAGTTGGCGTAGCTACCAAGCAAGTCATTAGCCTCGTAGGTTCGTCGGATGTTGCTACCAAGCAGATCATAAGCCAGATAGGCTCAGCGGTCGTAGCGACTAAACAGAGCATCTACTCAGTGGGCTCAGTGTCCTATGCTACACAGCAAACGATCACGGATGGCGGCATAATCGGATCTATAGCCTATAGCACGAAGCAATCCATTTATCAAATAGCATCGGTTCAGGTGGCAACCAAGCAAAGCTTATATGCGGTATCGGCTAGCCAATGGGCGACGAAACAAAGTATTTACGTTTCAGGGTCACAAGTATTTGCCACTAAGCAAGGGATTTATAGAGTTGGACAAGATCGAGCGGCAACAAAACAAATTTTGTATTTTAACGGCAGTGTTGAGTATCCGATTAAGATAATCGTTTATGGCATTGGGTCAATCGGTTATGCGACTAAACAGATTCTTTATGATGCTGACCTGCAAATAGTCGGTAGAATTGAACTGTTGGGCAGTAGAGAGCTTCGCATATACTTAATCGGCTCAAGGGAGCTGAGGGTAGAGCTGCTCGCGTCTCGTGAATTAAGAGTAAACTTGAAGGGAGGTCTTCCAGTGGCTGCGAAAAATCAAACGATTTCTTTATATGCTGGAGAATCAAAGGAAGTCGGGTTTACTGCCACTGACACCGACACAGGGTTACCCATTAATTTAACGGGTGCGACGATCAAATGGGCAATGCGGAGGCATAATGGATTAACAAATGAATTATACAAGGATACAGTTAGTGGGATTGCTATCATAAATGCCGCGGCGGGCACATTTGACATTACATTCAATCCAGTTGATACCGCATTATTGAGTGGAGATTATGAGCACCAAGCCTACGTTGTGGATGTTACCGGGAAAGAGAGCATGGTAGCAGAAGGTAGAGTGAGCATAGGGAAGAATATTTTTAAGGGGTGATCTTATGGGCTATGTCATAACAAAGCTAATTGATGGCACGTTAAACTATATGCAAGAAATGAACGAAGCTGATGCGTTTACGGATGATATCTCATTCGCTATTATCTTTGAAACGGTCGCCGAACTCAAGCCAACGATCTTAGAAGGCGAGTCATTCTATCCTTTAGAACGTGACGAAGAGGGTGCAATATTGGGTATTTTAACCGATTTTGAGAATCGAGCAATATAGAGCATGCGTTCGTGAGAACGAGCGTTTCATTAATTGGATATCTCAAACATTGGATAAATGGCTGAATATGCCTAAGTATTGAGTAAAGATACTTTTTCACAACGTGTTCCTTCATATATATCTTTATAAGAGCGTTTGAACCTCTCTTTATACCTCTCTAGTTATCTAAGTGCGAGGTTTTTAAAATCATTAAACATTCAAGATAACATATAAACAGCGTATTATTGTGACAACCAACCATACCCAGCATCGCACGAACGTGTGATGTTTTATTTGGCGTTCCGCTATCTAACGAAAGACATGGTTTAAATAGGGCGGATACGAGCAGAAAGGCGCTATAGCGATATGTAGTGCGGGTTGAAACACGGCTCACTAATTGTAGTGCTCATAAGGAGGTAATTATGTTTGGATACTGGACATGGTTTATAGCAACTGGAATTGTCGGATCGATTTGCATTATAACAATACCAACTTTCCTGTTTATTGGCATCAAGAATAAGGGTACACGCGAGACTTCATTCGGTATTGCAGGAGGCGCATTTGTTTTGCTCATATTCTGTTTAATGGGATTCTCAACGTCTGGATCCTTGATATTTGGATGAGGTGTAATGATGCCAATGAAACTATTGAAGTGCTGTTCTAAACAAGGTTGCCCTAATCTATGTGAGGGGCGTTATTGTGAGGATCATCTGAAGCTTGCACAACATCGTGAGCGTGGCAGTTTTAGAGAACGTGGTTACACGGCTAGATGGGATAAGATAAGGGCTTTGAAGGTACGCAAGAATCCTTTATGCGAACCATGTTTAGAAGATAACCGCGTTCAAGCTACGCAGATTGTGCATCATATCCTTTCTGTTGTAGATCGACCGGACCTGATCTTTAGTACGGATAATTTACAGAGTGTATGTCGGGCATGTCATGGGAAGCTGCATAGTCATTCAAAAGAGTATGGAGGTTAAGCTAATGAATAACAATATAAATCCTTATGATCAGTTCGATGCAGAGAAAGCTCAGTACTTAAAAGATAACAGCTACTTTCCTTTGGCGCAAGATACAGCGCAAGAGTTAATGGATAAGACACCTTGGTGCATTGATACAGAAGTTATCAAGTTAAAGGAATGGACGTTCTTCAAGCGCGTGCAAGGTGAGATCATACCGTATAGTAGTAAGTATCTGAAGGATAAAACGCCTGAAGAGTTAAGGAAAGGCTTTGCAAGAATGATTGGCTCACGTAATCCTGACCTGACTATGATCGAACACTTACAGGTATTGGAGCTAAAGGATGGCGACACTCTTGTTATCAAGACACAACGAGATGTAAGCGCGGGAGAGATGGATCATATCAATGACATAGTCGCAGATCTATTCAAAGGCATGGATATTAAAACACTTGTGCTTATGAATGGTATGGACATAGGTGTTATACGAAGTGAGAATGAAGGAGCGAATAAGCATGAACTTTATTCAACAACTTGATCAAATGCAAGCCGCATTAAGAGACCTATCACCAGCACTTGCTTCATATCGAGACAACCTTATTAAATCGGGGTTCACTAGGCAAGAGGCGATGCAGCTGGTGTTCGGACTTCAACAGTCTGTGTTAGGGCAGGACAATAAGTAGATTTCACATGACTCTCTAGAAGCCATTAAGAGGCGCTTAAGTGTTAGGTAATACGAATAGACGTTATATAAGTGGACTAGACCCCCCATAGGGGGTAAAATTCCTCAAAACAACCTTTTCTTCCGTGCCGCGTGGGCCAATTTGCACGTGAATCTTCGTTTTATCAATTCCCAGGAGGTGCCCTATGGGGCGAAATGGTAAACCAACCGACTTGCACATAGCAGAAGGCAATCCAAATAACCTAACTAAAGCTGAAATCCAAGCCCGCAAGGACGCAGAGATTAAGCTCGGGAATTCTTCGATAGGAAAACTTAGACCGCCGCCGTTTGTAAGGAATGACGCGGTTGCCTTTAAATATTGGAAGCAACATTTAAAAGAATATCAATCAGCCAGCGATCAAGGTATCGAACTTTTAACAAGTTCCGATATTGGGATGCTGGCTCTTTATTGTAAAACCTATGCAGAGTATGAACGGCTGTTAAAGTCTTACCAATCCATTGATACCATAGCTTTTGATAGCGAAAAGCTGGAGGAATACTTAGATAAGAGTGAGGAATTTGATTATAAAGTAAAACTGCAGCTTAGGTCCATGTTGTCGGTTGATGCTTTGCTCAGAATCGAAACAGCTATCAATAAGAAGATGGATATGCTCATTAAGATGACGGATCGGTTATTCCTTAATCCCTTGGCCAAGTTGAAAAACGTATCCAAGCCGAAGAAGGATGACAAACCTATAAGTAAATATAGCAAGTTCGGGGCTGGTTGATATCGATAGAACAACACAATTCGCACTTGATGTAGTCGAAGGTAGAACGATATCTGGAAAGACAGAAATCCAGTGTTGTCAAAGACACTTAAATGATTTGAATCGGCAAGGAACGGAAAACTTTCCTTATCTGTGGGATGAGGCGAAAGCTTTTAATATTATAGAATTCTCTGAAACACTGACACTGGCAGAAGGTGAGAACCCTGAACCCTTAAGATTAAGAGGCTTCCAAGACTTCTGTTTTGGTAGTTGGAACGGTTGGACTACTATAAAAGGTTACCGCCGTTTTCGCACTTCCTACATTCAAGTAGCTAGGCAAAACGGAAAATCATTAGGTAATGCAGTTCCTGCTATGTATTACGGAAACTTTGACGGCTATCAATACCCGCAGATTTATTGTACGGCGACTAAAGAAGCGCAAGCCAAGATTGTTCTGAAAGAATGCATTAAGTTTATTGATGCAGATAAGGAATTGTGTGGCGACAAATACCAGGACGGATTATTCACCGTCAAGGAATATAACAGTACCATCCTTTGCAATTTGACTAAAGGAATCATCCGGGCATTAGGCCGAGACACAGACTCTATTGATGGTTTCAGGCCGTTGTTTGCTTCGGTGGATGAATATCATAAACACAAAACAAATCAGATGTACAAGCTTCTGACAGATGGCCAGAAGAAGTTGCTGCAGTGCTTGGCCTCAGTGATTACTACAGCCGGTTTTGATTTGAGCGGCCCCTGCTTTGAATTATATGAGTATTGCAAAAATGTATTAGCGGGTGTTGTGGATGATGAAACTCAGTTCATTTATATTTGTGAGCTGGATAAGGAAGATGACATTTGGGACGAGAACAACTGGCCCAAGGGTAACCCATTGTGGACGCAGCAGACCCTTGAAAGTTTAAGAACGGATGCGGTCAAGGCTAAAAACATGCAGGGCGAAGAACTTCGCAACTTCATGACCAAATCGTTAAACATTTGGATGCAATTTGCAGATACGCAATACATGAACTTGGATCACTGGAAAAAATGTGCGAGCGACACAACGCTTGAGGATATGCGAGGGCGCGAATGTTACCTCGGGCTGGATTTATCTAGTGGCGGGGATTTGACTTCCGGTGCATTAGAATTTCAATTCGATGTAAGTGGGATCCGAAAATATCACATTGATTCGCATAGCTTCATTCCTAAAAATAGAGTAGCCGAACACATTAAAACAGATAAAGCCCCTTATGATATGTGGATCCGCGAAGGCCTGCTAACTACAACGGATACACTTGGCGGCGTGAAGACGGATTATAAATATATCATTGAATATTACAAAGGTTTAATAAAAACCTATGATCTGAAGCTGATCGGTATTGCCTACGACAATCACAACGCGGCTGCTTTCCTGCATGACCTGGCAGAGTTTGGTGTGGATTGTGTAGAGATTGTTCAGAGTGCCAAGAGTTTAAATGATGCAACCATTGATTTTAGGTTAGAGGTTGAAGCTGGAAATGTGAGCTATGACAAAAAGAATAAGCTGCTCAGTTGGTCTATGGCGAACGCGAAAACAACGAGCAATAGTTTTGGCGAGATCAAGATTGAAAAAGATGCACAATCAAAAAGGATTGATCCTTGTGACGCGGTGATTGATGCACACAAACTATCATTCATTGTTCCGAAAAAGAAAGAATCCATCTACAAAACCCGCAAAGCCATGGTCTTATAAAGAAAGGAAGTGATTATTTGAAACTCTCATTCAGCGATGTGTTTATATTCCTTGGCCTTTGTCTGCTCATCTATTCATGCTGGCTAGTGAATGTTGTTCTCGGCATGTTTATGCTCTCATTCCTACTCATAACTCTAGGGATATTAGCAGGGAGGGGGGTGAAATAATTGGGTATCTTTAATAAACTGATTTTTAAAAACGAGTCTTCCAATATGTCGAATGCAGGTCGTTGGTTGGCCGACATGTTGGGAACTGGATTCGGTTCATACACCGGAAAAGAAGTATCGGTGAAATCAGCCATGACGAACGGAGCTGTCAATGCTGCAGTCAGATTGATTGCTGAAACTATTGCATCGGTACCACTGCATGTTTATGAACGAATTGGTGAAACAGGTAAGAAAAGAGCTCGAGGCCATCCGTTGTATAAAATTTTGCATAGTCAGCCGAACAGCGAAATGACCGCATTCAGCTTTTGGGAAATCGTGATGTTTTGGTTATTACTCGGACATGGTAATT